ATGCACACATACGCCGCCCGCAGCGCCATATTGAGCGCCGGAATCGCGTCTGTCTCAATGTACCGTTCGATTGCAATTTCAATCATCATACGAGTTCAATCCCCCAGAAACGCGGGTGCAAATCATGGTTTGCCGTCCCCGCCCCCGCGTAAAGTGTGGCGGTGGCCGCCGCATTGCTCACTTTCCACTGAAGCGCAAACGTATGGCTGCCCGCGCTCAGTACCTCAGTCATCACGACAAACGACGTATTGGCGGCGTTGGCTTGATACCCCGGCGTCAGTAGCCCGTCATTTAGCCCGATTCGTGTTCCATCAACCGCCACGTCAAAATATGTGCGGTAGCTCGCCAATCCGCCGCCCGTTGTAAGTGCGCCTGCAAAACCGATGAGCATTGCGCCGCCGCCCGTTGTCACAGTGGCGTATAGTCCTGAAGCCGTGCCGTCTATGTTGGTAAATGTGGTTGTGCCAGTGATTGAGTAGTCCGTCGCATTGTCAATCACGCAATTGAAATACGCAGGGGACTTGATCGCATTCACCTTATCGCGCACTTCCAAATTCATCAGCGCGGCGGTCAACCCTTCCGACGCGCTCCATGTTTTCGCTGTTGCCCATGTACTGCTGCGTGTGGTTACTGTGTTTGCCATTTACAACCCCAATTTCGCATTTACGTCCAATTGATTCGTGCTGCTAACATCTAGCAGGATGAATAGCTCTCGGTTTGTCTGAAGCAACGTATACGTCACATTCCATGCCCCGCTGCTGGCATCTACCGCATGCTGTTCTCCGATGATGACATAGTTCGCATCGTGGTTTGTGCCGCTGTCTGTCACGCGCACAAATGCCCCGATACTTAAACTTGTAGCAATGCTTTCGTTGGCGACAGGCGTTTTCGCGTTGTAGCCAATGCTGGCAAATCGCCCCGCAAGGGTAGCGTTTTTCGACAGATTCCATGCAGCATACTGCTGCACAAAATCCTCATTAGAAAGCATTGGCAAACTCTCGGTGCGCGGTAGCGTGCCGTATGCGCTCACCGCGTCCGGCGATAACACGCTATACGTTGCCGGGTATGCGACCAGCGGTGTACCCCGAATCTGCAACGTAGTGATATACACGTCTTTCGGCGCATTATTGAACACGCGCACGCTGGCCGCCGTTGCGCCAAACTGAACCAGCATTTCCACAAAATCCGTCATGGTCGTGCCGCCCGTTGCTTGGTCTCTGGCAACGTAATCCAGCCCCGCCACAGGCACAACGAAGTCTTGCCCGCCGACCCGCGCTCGATCATTAGCATTCGTCGTGTACCGTGCCACAAACGCCCGTTCTTCGTCTGCCCGCACGCGCACAGGCACATCTTTCGCGCTCCACAGCACGCTTGCCGCGCTGCCCACCTTGCGGTCTGTGTAGTTGATGGTGTACTGCGTCGTGAGCGTATCCCCGTAGAAATACTGCGCGTCTATCAGGTCTGTTTGCGCAAACGTCTTGCTCACCGTTCCCTGATATACATAGCTATCCCGTTGTTCAAATCGAAACACGCCCGCCCGTGCATCCCAATAAAATCGCCCGCCCGCCTCGGCGCTCACCAAATCGCGGACATACCCTTGCGCCGAAACGCCCGCCCCGCCATCTGCCACATCCCCCGCAAACGGCAGTTCTGTGACTCCCGTCTCGATGCTGGCCAGCCCCGTTGCGTCCCATAGCCGACAGTTTGTCGTGTCCAATTCGGCGCTGCCTTGCACGTCCAACCGCGCATAGCTTGCCGGGTAGGGCGCTAGAAGAATCCCGTCGTCGAAAATCCCTTGCAGCACAGTCCCTGTCGTCACGTCCGTTTGCAATCCCGGAATAAATTCCGCGTCCAGCAGTTTGAGCATGTAATCCTCAGCGGTCAAAGTCACCGATTGATCGCTAATCATGCCCGACGTACGCCGCACACCAATCGGCGTTCCCGTTTCGGCAGTAATCGCCCCTTGCCATAACGTCGTGCCGTTTGCCCGCATTCGCACCAGCGTCCCCGGCGTGAGCAAATTCCCTAGCAGCGCCACTTCTTTGACGCTCACATCATCGAACGTGGTGTTGCACTTGCTGTTGATCGCCACGCCCTCAATTTTGAACGTTGTGCCGTTGGCACGCACATAAAACGTGTAACTCCCAAACTTGCTCAGTAAAACCCCGACGGTGCGCGTTCCCGCCGTGATTTTAATCGCCCCCGCAGGCTCAAGTTCTAGTCGTTGTATTCCCATTGCAGCCAACCCGCTTGCGCTTGAAACGACAATCGGCGCACGGGTAACGATGATGTTTCCGGCAGTGGCGCGGGTGACTCTCACTGTCACGCGGTATGTTTTTCCGCTGGTCAGTACCGTTTGCGCCACGCTCACCGCCGAGCCAGTGCTATACAGGTTGCACGCTCCTGTACCGCCGCCGTCCTTGCCCTTGTCCGGCGCACACTGTTGCACGGTGCTATCCATCACCGCGTTCACTGTCCATCCCGTCGGCAACCCGCCCGACCATGTGGAAAAGTTGCCATTGGTCAACAATTCCGCGCCCATCGTTTCCGGGTAGAACGCCCCGTCGCGGTTGTCCAGTGTCGCTGTCAGCCGTGCCGGAGGCGCAACGTATTCGTTTTGAGACTGAAACCCGTGCGCCCATTGTGCGCTGATGAGATACTCGGTCATATCCTGCGCGAAGGTCTTATCGCGGTAAATGTCGGCCTCGAATGCCCACGTTGCCATTAGTCCCGTGTCCTTTGCATCCGCGAGTCTGCGCCCGCCACGCGCCCGCCGTTATCCCGCACCGAACGCCCGTTGACCGTGCCGTTAAATCCGAGTTGCTTCAGCGCATCCCAGTCAGCCCCCGTCAGCTTCAGTTCCACCGTGACAACGTTCGTTTGCGCCGTGAGCGCCTCAATGTTATCGCGCAAATCTGCCGACTTGTCCGCTACCTCTCCCATGGTGTCAGAAAGTTCGGCGGCGCTATCCACCATTGTCTGCATATTGTCGCTCATGGTACTGGTCTGTTCGCTCAAATTCGTGCCATACATGCCCGACCCGAAGCCTGCGCTCATTTCCATGCCCGCGCCCGCGCCTGTCGTGCCACCAAACAGGAACGCCAGTGGGTTAAATGCACTCAGCATAGTGGTATTCAGCGCCCCGCCGGTCCCACCGTAGCCGTAACTGCCCGGTTGCAGCAATCGTGGGTTTGTCGTGCCTGTGATTTGCATTAGCTCAGAAATACTCATTCCCGTTTGCGCCGCAAGCCCCGCCAACGTATCCCCCGGTTTTACCGTGAGCGTATTCCCGCCGCCCATGCCCCCGCCTCCAAACAGCACGGTAAAGAAACGTATCTGCAGTTCTTGCACCTTGTCCGGCGTAAACCCCTTTAGCATGGCCTCGTTCAGCATGGATGTGTACGCATCCACAATCGCAACGGCATCCCCCGGCTTCATGTTGGCAATCGCGGGCGCAATGGCAGCATCGAAATATTGACTCGCCGCCGTTTGTCGCCCGCTGGCAAGATCGAGCGCGGATCGCATCGCCGCGATTTGCGCGTCTGTTGCGCCATTTGCTTGCATACTGGCGATAACCGCGTCCCCAACTTGCCCTTTCAACCCGCCCTCTCTTTGCCCGAAAATCTCACTTAGTTTGATGCGATCAAACGCATCTGCGGCGCGGCTGGCTTCATCTGCCATCATTTTCAGGTTATCCACCATGCCGGATGAATTTTCAAGGTCGTCATTCGTAATCAACCCGTCTTTCGCCAGTGCCTTCAGGCGTTCTAACTGCGCTGCCGCATCGTCGTATTGCGCCTGTATCGCCGCCGCCATGCCCGATGTCATGTAATCCGGCATCAGCGCTGCAATACCCGCCTTGCTCATGTTCATCGCTTGCAGAGGGTCAAACACCTTGCCAAGCGTTTCGTACACGTTGTACAAGTCCGTGCCAATGATCTGGTTGGCATAGCCTAGTTCGCGGGTGGCTGCTGCGCGTTTGCGTGTCGCCTCGAATGCCGCGTCTGATGCCGCCGCGATCTCAAATGTCAGTTGGCGTTCTTTCGCTTTTTCGAGATTAATTTGCTGTTCGGCGGCGCGGATCGCTGCTGCTTGATCGGCAATTCGTTGATTGCGATCCGCAATTGTGGCTGCGTTGGCTTTGGTTTGCTCTTGCTCAGTGTTCAGCGTGGCAATCAAACCCGCCAATGATTCAAGCCCGGTACGCGCTGTTTCTGTCCATAACTGGCTGCCGCGCACCGCTTCTGCGTAGTCTGGCAAGCTCCAAATGTCCTTCGATACCATGCTGTCATGGATGACTTGACCGAGTCGCTTTGCATCCGCCTCAAGCGTGGGATCGTTTTCCAGCGCGAGCAGCCCCTCAAGTACAATCTGGCGCATGAAGTCATTGCTTTGACCACCAAACACGCCGTTCCGAACGCGGTCATAAACAGTGGTTAAGTTTTCGAGATATGCGCCGAACCGCGCTTCGCTGTTTGCGATCTGGTCGGGATTCATCCCCAACGCAATCTCGATAATCCCTGCAAGGCTATTCACGCCCGTGCCAAACCGCTGTGCAAAATCCTGTATCGCGTTACTGATGCCCGCAATCATGCGTTGCACCGCGCCGCCCGTTGTGTCCGCGCTTGCGCCCAGCTTATCCAGCGATTTTGCGCTTTCTTCCATCACCGCCATGCTAAACGCCTCTTGTGCGTCCATGCCAGCGGCCTTCAGCTTCTCTAGACTGCTCCGCACCGCGTCCGAACTAATGCCAAAGTTGTCTAGGCGTAGAATGCTCTGGTTTGCCAGCAGCGCCGCAAAATCCCCAATGGAAGTAGCCGCGTCGTTCCCCATTGCGCTGCCCAGTTTCACCGCGATTTCTGTCAGCCGTGCCGCTTCCTCCCCAGTCCTTGCAAGGTTCATCATCAGCAAACGGTTTGCGCCTTGCACCAGCGTCATATCATCTACCACGCCATTAGTAGCGCTGCGCATAAGGTTCAGTGATGCCGCCGCCGCGTCCGTGCCGCCCGACAGTTGCACGAACGTGTTTTCGGCGTTGTTGGCGGCTGTACCGAGGTTGTAGAGTTCCACCGCCCTTCGCGCCACTTCTGCCAGCGATAGCGCCGCGCCCAACCCCAGCGCGGCATTTTTCAGTTTGTCTAACGCGCTGCCGGATTCCTGCCCCGCGCTTTCGAGGTTGTTCATCTCGCGGTTGGCGTTTTTCAGCGCAGGGCTAAGTTGATCGTTCCCTTGCAGGGTCACGCTAACGGTATAATTGCCCATGCTACAGACTCCGAAGTGTAATCAACGCCGCGCTAGTCGGGTCAAGCATTTCGCGCCCGATCAGTAAATCACGAAATTCGCCCGCCATTGTGTCCTGATAGCGTACAAACGCCATCATCTCGAATTGCTCATCTTCGCTCAGCGCATCGAACGCGCTAGGCGCTAACCCCCACCGCTGGCACGTCCGTAGCTTTAATTTGAGCATCGGTGTCAGCGCGAAATGTCTCTGCGCGGGCATCGAGCCGCGCATTCGCTCCGAAATAGGCCTTTGCCAGCACGCCCACCAGCGCCGTGAGTAACCCTGCGTCCATGCTCTTGATGGCAGCCGTTTTTTCGCGCACTGTGTTACCCGGCACAGTCATACCGCCGCCTTCTAGTGCCGCTAACAAACGCCGTGCCGTGCGTTCATCATCCGCCGCCGCCTTACGCTCCAAATACACCGCGTCCTGCGGATTTGGCAGCATATCCTCCGGCTTGCCGCTGGCAGCCGCCTTTGTCAGCGGTACAGCGGGCGGTGGCACATCCCGCCCGATTTGTTCCCACTGTTCCCACGAGAGCATCAGCATCGGCACGTCAATCGCCTTGCCGTAGGATGTGGTTACTCGTGCAGTAACCACATCCGGTAGCAAATCGCCAAACGCTGCCATTAGGTGACCGCCGATTTCGTCCACGTCCCATCAGTTGTGACATCGAACGTAGCCACTTGCGCCGCGCCGTCGCCTGCGCTGGCACTCACGTTCGCGCCGCCCGCCACGTACCCCTCGCCCGCCCACTTGATCGCACCCGTGCTGTTGGCTGGGATGAACAATTCAAACGTGCGGCTGGCTTCGGTAGTAGCCGCCGTTGCCGCCGTTGTCAGGTAGGCATGGGCGCTGGTTGCGCTGCTATCCACTTGCGCCGAAATGCTAAACGTGGCAGTCGTGCCTCCCACCGTTGCCTGTTGCCAGTCTGAACCAAGCGTATGGTGCGTCCCGATAGCGCGAGTCACGCCAAACGAAAACGCGGCCACGCCGCTAGAAATGTCGGTGGTGGCCGTAGCCCCCGCCGTGACATCCATCTTGATAATGCCCTGATGTCCTGAGTACGCAGTCATGTTTTCTCCTTACTTCTTTGCTTTCGGAATGGCGGGCAGTCGTTCGATTGCGCCCATGTTAATCAGCAGTTCCACGCGCTCCGTATAGCGGCGCAGCGGCCAGTACAGCGCCGTAATGTCCCCCGCGTTGCACCATACTTTACCTTCCAATTCCGGCAGGCCGATGTCTCGCACCAAATCGCCATAACACAGCGGCATTAGCGCCCGGTATTGAGGCAACGGCACCGTTTCCCCTTCTTGCGCCCCTTCATAGCGTTTCATCTCCTCATACATCAGTAAATCTCCTCAATGGTTAGCGTAGCCATCACGCCGAAGTATTGCCTCCCGCTTTCCGGCGGGTGTTCATAGATACCCGGCTCTAGTCGAATGTCGGTGGTTAGCGCCCCGCTGGTGAGCAGCGCATTCGTGCGGATGGCGCTCAAATAGCTATCGCAGTAATTCATCAGCGCCGCGTTCATTTGCTCCAAGCCCATTCCCTGCGCGGGCGGGCGATACAACATCAAATCTTGCACTTGCCACGTCGCCTGCATTCCGGGCAGCGTCCCCAACGTGCTAGGCCGGATGGATGCTCCCTGCGTACTGCCCCCAACGCTCACCAGCAGCCGCACAGGGAGTTGCGCCGTCTCTATCGCGTCCGGCATACTCGCAAGCCCGTAAGCGGTTGCGTTCGTGCCATCCACCGCAATCGTCATGTTTGCAATTGCGCTGTAAATCGTGGCAATCGTCATCGCACATACCGTTTTAGCATCGCCATCACATCACGCGGTAGTCCGCTGGGTATCATGACCGCCCCGCCCATTGCGACATTCACATCGCTCAAATCTGCTGAGTTGTCCTTTTGCCGATAGAACCACGCCGCGAGTCTCACGGTGGCATGCACAATGTCGGCTGGGGCGCTGGTGCTAAATGCGAACTTGCCCGTAACCGCAATCGAGCATTCTGGCGATTCGCTATATGTCCATACGACGCTGGCATTGTCCTTTAGCCGGATGGCATACGCGGGGCGGTTGTTACTCGGTTGCAGCACGTATTCTGTGCTGCTAATCGTCACGCCGTCTCCGTTCACAACGGTTGTCACCGCGCTCAAATCAGCATCCAGCATAAGCAACTGCCCCCACACATCGTTAATCGCGTCATAGTAGCGCGTGCTGTCTGCCGCCGCCTCAAATGCCCGATTACAATGCTCATCAATGACGGCCTGTGCGCGGGTAAGTAGCGCGGCCAGCAGCGCGTCATCTGTAGCCGTTCCAATGCCCAAATAAGCCTTTAGATCGTTCGTGCTTGCATACGCCATAGACAACCCTCATTCGTTGGAAAAACGGCCTTTTCGCCCACGATATGCCCGCAAATGACCGACGTATCCACCACCTGATTAAAACCGTACAGCGCGGCATCGAGCGCGAAATAGTGGTCAACCTGCGCGCTGGTATGGTAGCGAAACGTCACCGTTTCCAGCACTTCGCGCCGGATAAGCGTACAACCTAAGCCCAAGCCCCTCACCGCCGCGCACGTCCCCCAACGCGCCGCCGCCGCGTCCCTATCCTCTGTCCAGAATCGCGCCTCAAACCGCGTCAACTCGCTACAGGCGTTCCAGTGGTGCGGCGCTTGCCGAAAACTGTATAACCCGTAAACCACATCCGCCTGCGCCATTATCAGCCGTTCCAGTGCATCCGGCGGTAGCAGCATATCGCTTTCAGCAGTCAGCAGCGCATCATACCCACCCTCAATTGCCATCGTTCGCGCACATTCATACTTTCGCGCAATGCTGTTCGGTTGTTCATCCGCGCCACTCGGCATAAAGTGGTCAAGCTGCCCGCGCCACTTCAGTTTCACGATGCTCTGTGCAGCATCGGGATAGTGATACACCATATTCCCATCGCGCCGGATAAGCGTTGCGACCAGCACCCTCATAGCTCTCTCCGAATGTAGCTTTCAACAATGACCGGGACTCGTCGTTCAAACGCCCGCGCCACTGTTTCCGCCGTTTTCCAGCCCGTGACCTTGTGATAGGTGGCCTGTTTATCGCCTTGCACCAGCGGCGCATAGCGTACTGCCGTCCCCACAACCACCGTCATTCCAGTGGCTTTCGTTGTCCACGACTGCCCTAGCTTCTGTGACTTGCGATTCATCCCGCGCACGTATGGCACTTGGATTGTGCCTTTCTTGAGCATGGCGAAAAACGCCCGCTGCTGTTTGCGCGTTTTGAACGGTTGCTTGCGGCGGCTTACTGGTGGATAGCGTTTCATTTCGCCCGCCAGTTCCAGCCCCGCCGCCGCAAGCCCCGTTTTGACGCTTGCCAGTCGTGAGGCGCGGGTGAGCGCGTTGCCTAGCCCACCCACGTTCACGATAATCTGCATTAGGCCACGATCTCCACAACCGCCGCCAGATCGTTTTCGCTAGCGCTGCTGTAGGCCAGATTGCCAGCCAGCGCAACCAACGAAACCAGCGATGTCGCCGTGCCGACAGTCACCGAGGCGCGGATGTAGCGGTAGCCCTGCGCCGCCACTTCCGCCGCGCTCACCTCCACAACGGCGATGTTGTTGTCGTTGGAGGCCTTCACCAGTTGCGTGATGCTCTTGTCCGTGATCGTGGTCGTATAGCTGCCGCCGCTGGCAGTATCACCCTTGATCGCCATGTCCACTGTTGCGGACGTGCCCATCACGCCCGTTTGGAGGATGAAAATCACCTTTTTGATTTTCGCCATGTCCACGTAGTCGGATGTGACCGTTGCCGCGCTCTGGCTTTTCGGATCGAGTTTGGCGACAACCGCCAACTGTTCCGTAAATTTCTCGTTACCGATCATGTGTGCGTTCCTCCTGCGCTAGTCGTTGTGGTAGACGAACGGGCTGACGGTGTAGGCGCTCGGGCTGCCTAGCGTGATGTACGATTTCAGCCAGGGCATACCCGTCATGCGTTTGGTGAAACGGAACACCCCGCGCCCGGTAGTAAACGCCGCATGTTCGCTGAAATCAATCTGCAACCCGCCTTTTTCCAGTAGCAGGTATGCGCCCAAGTCATACAGACCGAACGCGCCCGCCGTGTCGGGATTCGGCAGATGTTCCGACGTGATAACACGGTAGCCCAGCAGCGAATTGCCCAACCCACCGTTAAGATTGCTCTGGAACACGCCGCCGCTGCCCGTGCTGACTTCAAACACACCAACATCCGGCCAAATGCCGGGGTGCATCGCCCAAACGGGAGTGCTGTTCACCTGTTTGAACTGAGAGAAGATGCTCAGCGCATCCACGTATTTCACAGCGTTGTTGGTGTTCGGTGTCACGCCGATGGCCGCCGCGCTGTTCAGAATACCGAGAGGTTCATCCACGCCCGTGCCGCGAAACACGTAGTATTCCTCACGCGCCGCGATTGCAGTCGCAATCAGGCCGCGCAGAATACCGCCGATAGCCGCCGCATCCGACAGCATTTCATTCGAGATGTAGGTAATCCCGCCCATGCTGTTGAGTTGCCACTTGAGCATCTCAAACGAGGTTTCGGTTTCGGTGTACGTGGCGCTTTCCTTGCGCTTTGTCGGCTTAATGCCCCCCGCGAAAGCGGTGTTGCCTACGCCCGCAGTCGGCGCGGCATACTGATCGAGCGCGGGCATTTCACCCACGTTGCTATTGACAGTGATGCGGCGCACCAACGGCAGCACGGCGCTGGTTTCGGTAGTCGCTTGCATCAACTGCTGACTGATTTCCGGTGGCACAAGGTAGCCACCCGTGCCGCCCGTGCCTTCTTCGAGCGTTTTCACGCTGCCATACACACTGGCAAGGCGCTGACTATCGCCACGCACGACAGACAGCAGAAAATCGCCTAGCCCTTTGATGTGAGCATCAGCTTTGCCGCCATCCACGCTGTACACGCCCGCTTTACGAATGGCGGGTGTTTCTTCCATGAACTTGAGAGCATCCGTGAGCTTGTCGCTCATGGTGTTCAGTTTGGCTTCGAGCGCCTTCAGTGCGTCGTTTTCCTCTGGCACTGGCGCAGCAGTCTTGAGTTCTTCACTCATGGTTCGTTCTCCTGTGACTACGATTTCCATGTTATCCGCTACCGCCCCGACTGCTTGCGCCTCTGTCGTGGCCTCTGGTGTTGCGGGAATAACCAACGATTTCAACGGCATGACTGCCGTTCGCGGCTCTGCGGGTGTAGCGGTAATGCTGGCCTCGACAATCGGCCATCCTGTGATGTGTGTGGCCTTGCCGCTTGCTCTACGTTCCACCATGTGCGATGCACTACCGCTAGACAACCCCATTTTGCCCGCCGCTACCAACTCATACACGGCCTTTTCGTATTCATCGCGTAGTGTGAGTTGTGCTTCCATCCACACGCCCACATCATCTACGCGCAAATCAGCGCGTCCAAGTTTGCGCTTCTTTAATGTGCCGTCCATTCCATGATGGTACAAAACAGGAACGGATTTGCGGCCTTCAGTCAAATCGAAGTCGGTGGTAGCGGTGAAATAGTCCCCCGTCAAGTCTGGTTCATCCGCACTTGAGAAGCGCACCAGATACCCGCCGACACGTCCATCTCCGAGCGCCTTCAGTTCTGCGCCGTATGCAATCAAGATTTCGTCGTTCATGTTGTCACCTCATTCACATAGCGAACGGTACAGCGACAGCGCGGGTGATAGGGCGGGTATCCGGCTGTCATCACGTCCGCGCCTTGTTTGCCGCCGCATACCGGACATACGCGCTCATCTACGTTCGTTTCCACAATCCCGCGCATCTTTGCGCCCAGCTTGCCCAACTCTTGCACGTAATACCTATCGCCTTCCACCGCCGCCCGCGTCGTTTCGGTAACGGCAATCATTTCAGCGCGTACCGGGCTGTACTGCCGTGCAACCTTGTCCGTTAAATCGCCCAACGTCAGGCCATCCCGATAGAAACTCTCTACTGCCGTCTGTAGATACTTCCTGTCGTTGTCCGTAATGCCGCGCACCAGGTCGTACCCGTATTGCGCCGCCCACGAAGCCGCCCGTTCGTTAACGCCATCCACCGCAATCCCCGCCGCCGCGTCCATCATCGTGAATGTCGCCGTTACAAACGTGTTTTCCAGCGCCGGGATTGCCGCCGCTGTATATTCCTTGCTCACGGTGTCCCACACGTCATTCGTCACGTTGGCGGCCACAACATCTTTGCCAAGTGCGGTCAGCAGCAAGTTCTTGATAGTACGCATGGCCTTCGATAGCCGCGCCGCAAACGTGGTTTCGAGTTCATCCCGATTCACGGGTAATCTACCTTCCATGCCAGCAGCCCGCCGACGATGGCCATTGCCTCATTCATGCTGGACGCATCCTCAAGTTGTGCGACGGTAGCTGCCATGAGTGGCGATGGGATGATGTCCGATTTGAACGACAATGCCTTGTGCGATTTACCCTCACGGTAGCGATTGAATAACATCTTCTGCCAACGCCGGACTTCCATCTGCATATCCTCGATGGCATCCTCTTCTGCGTCCGCTTCTGGCGTGGGCGGCTCGGTGTAGTTTGGGTCATTCATTTCGTTCACATCGTTGGTTTCTTCGGCCTTTTCTTCCTCAAGGGGCTTGAGTTCCAGCCGTTCACGCGCCTCATTGACGGTGATAATCCCTGCGCTCACCAACGACACAAGCCCTTGTGCCTTTTCAGTCTCTTGCGCCTGATAGATTTCCATCCGTTCCGCTTTCCAGCACAGCGACAGATTGAATCGTGCGAACAACTGCTTATTGAGCGCCTCTGCAATGATTTCAGCGCGTGGCAATACCGTCTTGCCGTAAAAGTGCAAATCGTCTTGTCTAGCCGTTGCGTAGTTAGCCGCGTTACTCATCATGAACGATTGCGGGATACCGAGCGCCGTTGCAATGTCCTCACGGGCGCGGGCAGTCAACTCCGGTGTTGCCAACTGATTGACGGGATAGCCGATTTGATTGACTTTCAAATCGCCCGTAATGGCGGTCACGCTGAAAGCGTTCTTTACGCCCGTCCACATGCGCTTATACCACGAGGTAAGCCGTTCCTTGTCCGCGTCTAGCGTCCCCTGCGGCACACTGATGACAGTCGGATTGACAGCGCCTTGTCCGAAGAAACGCCACGCAAACTCATCAATGTTCGCCAGTACACCCGCCGCCCGTAGTGCAACCACAGCCTCACCTACACCATGCCCTACCTCACTTGCATGGGGCGGTAGCCAGATGTATACGAGTTCTTCCGGTGCAAACGTCACGGTACGCCCGCCCGTCTGTCGGATAAAGCCTGTTAGCCCGTTCTCGATGTCAAACTGAGGCGTTACGGTAGGTGGGTAGAGCGTAGCTAACTCTTTCACCACTCCGAACGGGTTTTTCTCCGGCATGACATACGCCGCGCCAAACAGCAGCAGATGTAGCTCGATTTGCCACAGCAGCGCACGCAAGTTCAGTTCAAACGGGAATGTTGGCTCACCCTCAAGCTCTTCGTCAGCGCGTTCCCACGCATACGGCAAATCGGACAGCGCCGCACACCGCGCTTGGATGGCGCGATACAGATACGGCACGTCCGCATAGCGTTCGGTACTGCGTTCCGGGCCGCCGCCCGTCCCGCCCACAATTGAACGCCATGCTTCCGGCGGGAGCGATTGCAGCGGGATAGATTTCTGCTGGTGCATCAGATATGTGTTCATCCATCATCCCCAAACAAAAATCGTATGCCGCCGCGCTGTACGCCGTGCCATGCCAGCGCCAATGCAATCACTGTGTCATCGTGCATACCGTCCGGTGCGCTGTACTGCGAACGCCCGGTGCTACTCGTTTTCCGTGCATAGGCTGACAATTCACCTGTCAACACGCCGTCATCAAGGATAGCAATTTCACCGCGCTCAAATGCCAATGCGAGACTCTCAATCAGTGGCGGCTTACTGGTGGCTGTCGTTTCAAACGGTATGATTGGTAATCCCTCATTTTGTAGCGCCTCAATATTCGGGCTACCGATACTGTTGCTTTCAGCATAGATAGCCTGTGGCTGCCATTTGTTGTACATCGTTATTACGCGCCCACGTTGGAGCGCCCATGCCACGCCTGTAAACCTATCCATATCCACCATGCGCCGTGTGTCTACATCCATCACGGCAATCACGGTACTGTCTACCTTTTGTGCCCAATCCAGCCCCATGACGAAATGTCCGCTATACGGTGTAGCCCGCTGTTCGGTAGCGCGTTCGGTGACGTTGCGAAACACCGCGCCGCCGCTGTCTAGGAACTCTGCTAGTATCTCTTGGCGGTAGGTGTCGGCAGTCATGTCCGCTGACAATTCCGCTACGGCGGTCTTGCTCAAATGTGGATTGCTGTGCGTGCTGAACTGCCATGCGGCATAGCGCCCGCTGGTGTCCGCTATCGCCCGCTGAAACAAAAGATAGAACCAGTTTTTGCGATTTGGTGTGCTGCTGAATACCGCGTCCCCGTTTCTGTCAGCCAACATCGGCGCACCAACTTCGTACCATGCCGCCGGGTCAAGCCGCGCACACTCATCAAGAATGAGCAAATCAGCATCTTCCCCTCGCAAGGCATCAGCGTCGCTACCTGTTTTGACGCGAATGCGCCCGCCCGCAAATTCGAAAATGCGCTTTGTTTCGTTCTTATACGCATACGGACGTAGTGGCGCTGTCCACAGCTTAATGCGCTGCCAGAAAATATCAGCTTGCTCTTGCGATGTGCTAGACAGTAGCACCTTTTGCCCGCTTAACATGCCTTCGATTGCCGCGATTGCGAACATCTGCGTTTTGCCCGCACGCCGCCCCGCATTCACCACTTTGCGCTTCGCAGGACTGTCCACAATTTCGCGCTGTAGCGGATATAAGTCGGGTAGCATCAGCGTCAAATTCGGCACGTCAATCGCCTTGCGATTCTGGCTTGACGTAACGCACTTCCACCGTCAAGCCGCCGCTATGCTCTTGCTCTTGCACGGTGCGCCCGTAGTCACGCGGGTAACGGCGTTCTAGCTTCCATGCCGCTGCTTGCCAGTTGCCATCATTCGCAGCCTTTTCGATTTTCGCCAGCCAACCGACAACGGCTCGGCCTTCAGATTCCTTTATAGCCTCAAGAAATTCAGGCTTGTCCTTGCGCCACTCGTTAAACGTCTCAAACGAGATGCCCGCATAGGCGCACGCGAGTTCATACGTTGCACCCATGCTAATCGCCTGTGTGAGCTTTTGTACTGTTTCCGGCGTGTACTTCGATTTACGTCCCGCCATATGCTAGTTACCTGCGTCTAAATAAATTTTTGTTGTTGCTTGTCGCGCTCTGCTCCAACTGGCGAATTTGCCGCTGTAGCGCGTTCATTTGCGGGATAGCATCTCTAATCTGTTGCCGTAGTGTATTGATTTTTGCTTGACGGTTAGCGATTTGAGTAGGCGAATATCGGCTGGCTCTATAGCGCAAGTCGTTTGTTGCCTGTCTGATTGAACGACTGGCAGAATCGTTTGTGGTTTTCAGATTGCTCAATTCTGTATTTAGCGTGGTAATCGAAGCCGCCGAAGCCGATGCCCTCCCGCCCGTCGTGCTTGCGCCCCGCGCTCTGCTACCCCCGCCCGCCTTATTGCTCTTTGGCATTATCTGACTCCCGTTTCGCTGTCATCACTTCCGGTATATAGAACCACCCGCGCTTAGTCGCATGT